CTTTCCATCGCCAAAGCGCGGCCTTCAGGAGTCATCAGGGAGAAGAGTTTACGGGCCTGCAATGCCTGGGCAATGTCAGTACCCTGTCTGCCGTAATCGCGGAGCAGTTCGACCTGTGCGTGGACATCGTGCTTCGCAGCAGCCATGCCCATCACGGCGATCATCCGTGCCTGCCCGTCCTTCGTCCTGTGGTTGAAGGAAGGATCTGTCACTTTTGTGAGTGAAGCGTTGTATCCGTCAGCATCGTTCTCGCTGGCATTGCTGCTCACCCACTGAATGGCTCTCTTCAGTTCATCCTCGTTCGTGTCCTGGATGTACCGGTTGTGTGCTTTGATGTAGTCGATTGCTCTCTCATCAAAGACATCGCTCTTCGGTCCGGTCACGGTATTGAACTGCCGTTCGCCGTCTCCACGATCGGTGCGGTTCAGTCGCTTCAGTTCCTTCGGATCAAGTACGCCGGCATCGATCAGCTGCTGGTCAATGTCTGCCCTGGCAAGATCGTCTTCAATGGAATACCGGATGTCCTTATTTCCTGTGAACCGCTTGTCAAGCGGAATCACATTGCCGTTGTCATCGTAGGTGACAGCGTCAGCAGACTTGACATCATCCTGATTGAAGAAGATACCGATATTGCCGTAGCCTGCAAGCTCTGAGCCATTGCCGCCGTGATCCCACAGATTATTGATCCTTACACTATCATACCCTTCATCTTTCGCCCATTCGGCAATCTGTCTTGTTGTGTACACAGTGCCGTCCGGGAAAGACATAACTGCCGCAATGTCAGTGTCTGTTGCATCAATAATTGACTCGGCAGAAATTTCATTCCATGCGCTGCCGTCAGCATCAATTACAAGCTGGTTGCCCGGTCTTGTATAAAGCTGATATACGTTTGATCCGGCTTTTTCAACTGTCTTGTCAAGGAATCTACGCATATCGAATTCATCATAGATTGTGGATGATTCTACGCCGGGTTCGTAATACCACTTATCACGCTCGTCCCACGTTACCTTGAACCGATTTGTATCAGGAAGATACTCGATTGATTCAACCGCATCGCCGTCAATCTCTTTAATGTGCTGGTTGGCAAAATCAGCAAGGTCCTGTCCGTGGTACTCTCTGTCAAGGATGACCCTGTCGCTTATATTCGTTACCTTTGCATCATCGCCTTCTGCATATGTCGCAGCCATGTCTTCAAGATATGAAACGAATATGGTTCCGTCTCCGCGTTTAAGATCAAACTCGGTGAAACCGAATGAGTTTGTCCCGTGATACGCCTTGTCAGTATACCCGGCCTGTTCAGCAGCGAAGTCAACATCTTCCTGTGCCGCATTCATGTCTCCATGCTTTACGGCATCCATGTAGTCCACGTTCGCCTGCCGGAGCATATCGTCCAGGTCGGCATCAGTGAGCGTATCGTTGTAGAGCTTCTGCGTTCCTGTCAGGTCAAACGGCTTCCTGATCAGTTTTTCGGATGCTTCAGCCGCCTGCCGTTCAAGAGCCGGAATGCCGTACTTCGCGCTGGTTTCCGTGGGAAGCATACTGCCCTTTCCGGTCGCTGGATCGTACTTCGTCAGATGCGCTTCACGGCCCTTGCCTTCAACATCGCCGATCTGAATGCCGGATACATCGATCTGCTTCTGTTCTCTGTAGTTGCCGTTCAGATCATACATCTTCCGGTCGATCAGCAGCTTCCAGTATCCCTTCTGCATGGCGTTCGGATCGTATCCTGTGATCTTTCCGTTCGCATCATAGATCGCACCGGCGAAGTTGCCGTTCTTCACGGTCTTGTTCTTGGCATCCCATACGCCGGAGAATCTCGGAACAACGCCCATCGCCTGACAGTACTCAATGAATCTGCGTCCGTTTTCATCCGCAGTTTCCTTCGTGCCGCCCGGTTTTGTAGGATCTGTCTGCCAGTATTCATAGGGGAATATCTGCTTTGCCTGTGCGGAAGTCAGCGCAACGCCATAGCACTTGTTGCCTTCTTCCACATAGAACCTGTTGTACAGATCGGCGAGATAAGGATTCGCATTTTTCCCGAAGACATACTTCTGCTCGTCAGCAGTCAGACCGCCCTTGGAAGAATCCGTCTCATCAATAGCCTTCTGCGCAATGCCGGTCAGAATCTTGATACGGGCATTCCACATATCCTTCTGTTCTTTGGTCCGGTTGTCAACAGTCCGCGTCTTCCTCTTTCCGGTCGCTTCGTCGATGTACCTTTCCTTCCTGGATACGAACTTGTCGCTCTGCGTGTTCGTGTAGTCGCTGCTGGTGTTCAGCGTCTCTTCCACGGATGCAACAAGCTGGCTCAACACTTCTCTGGAGTTACCGCTTGAATGCCACGGAATGACGAAGTCAATGTCTTCCCCGGCAAGCGCAAGCCGGATGTGCGTATCGTTCATGCCAACCAGGATCATCTGCACATTGTCATACTGCTTGCTCTTTTCAAGAGCCTTGCCGTATTCCATTCCGGTCACATCGGAGAAGTCCATCACATAGACATTGCCATCAACAGTCGCCGCCTGTTTCTGTGCGTCAGTCATCTTGGCGATCTCTTCCGCGGTCGCTTCGTGGAATCCGTTGCCAGAACCCATGATGGACAGGTTCACATCGGCTCCTGCGCTGGCGAATAGATCAACCGCTTCTGCAACCTTGGTATACATCTGCGCATTGCTCTTCGCAGCCTGAAGCTCCAAGAAGGCCATCACATAGTCAAGTCCCCATTCCGGTCTGAAGTCAGATGTGGACTGAAGCCGTTGACCGCCGATCAGGTTCTGCCGCTTTGCACGGTTCCTCGCGCCGTCAATTGCCTTGATGATATCCTGCTTCGTGCCGTTGAACATCTGATTATCAGCAGTGACAACACGGGTCTGGCTTCCGTTGATGATGTCGCCAAGGGAAGCACCGGAATAAGGAAGGATGGACTTGCCCATTCCGGCTCCGCGTGAAGTCCTGTATGCCCAGTTGCTGCCATACCTGTCAGCGAATTCTCCGGTACGCCGCATATCGAGCAGGATCTCGTCAGGTGTGATACGGAAATCAGGATTGATCTTGTAGTTACCTTCTTCGTCTGCGGTCATCAGCGACTGCGTGATCCAATTGTACGCTTCAACCTCGCGCAGTTCCTCGTCAAGATTGGTGACATTGGCGGCATTCTTTTCGATCTCTTCCTTTGCAGCAGCAAGTTTCTTCTCCAGAGAATCCCTTGACCGTTGTTTCAGGTTTTCGTTCTTCAGCTGGTTTGTGAAATTCTCGATGTCAGCTGCCAGCTTCGTATGCCGTTTCTCGCCTTTGTTGATCTCGCTGTTGATCTTCGCCTTCCGTGCATCAACGCCTGACTTGTCGCCGTACCTTGTATGCATCTCATCGATATAGGCTTTGGCGGCTTTTTCCGTTTCAACAGGATCAAAGGTAGCGTATCCATCCTTATCCATGACGATATCACCATCGCCGTAATGGATATCGTTTCCGTTGGCATCCTTTCCTGTGACGATGTAGTCATGCTGGAACCGACTCATCTGTCCAAGCAGAGAAGGTACGCCCATCCAATGGCTGAAGACATAACACACCGGGCAAGGCACGGACAGTCCGGCCTTGTGGGTTTCGTTATAAATCTTCAGCACATCGTCTCTCGTCAGACCGTAGGAAACATCGTCAAAGCGTCCTTCCTTCCTGGCAATGGCGTTCGCCTTCAACCTGTCGAGCATGACCTCGCTCATGACATTGACAATGGCCTGTGTCTTGGCACAGATCGTGCCGAAGTCAACAGTGTCATGATACTGCGTGTCAGAGTTTGCTTTCAGCGCACTGAAGGTGGACTCCAGCGTACCGCTGGCAATTTCCCATACAAGGTTATGGTCCTTCAGCATGGCGATCATGTTCATCAGTCCGGCGAACATCTCAAGAGCGTCACCCTTCTGTGTATGCTCTTTCCCGTCCTTCCCTTTGAATACATCATCGCTCAAGCCTGCATCGATCAGTTTGCCAACAGGAGTCGCCTTGATCATGTCGGCGGTTACTTTGTTCTTTACGCCGTCAATAATCCTGCCCTTGCTATCCTTCAGAATCTGTTTCTTTTCATCATAGGTCATCTGTGTCGCCTGGGCAAACTGGGCAATGGAGAACTGATCGCTGCCGGGATGCACTTCCGTCTTGGCACGTTCATTCAGTGCCTTCTGGAAAGCACGTTCGGCTCTGCGGAGATTCTCTGCGGTTTCCCTGTCAGCACCCGTCATGCCGCTGAAGAAATTTTTCAGTGCCTGGTTGATGTTGTGGAGCATATTCCGCATCTTGCCGCCCATGCCTGCATCCATGAAACGCTGAACAACATCCTTGTCAGACAGGCGATTCTTTGCGAAGTCCGCAATGATTTCCTTTTCGGCATCTTCCGCAGTCAGGCTCTCGCCATTCCTGCCATACAGGTCCTGCTTCTGCTTGATGGCAAGATCATATGCAGCGCGGTCGAACTTGTCGCCATCGCCAAAGAGAGTGCCAAGAACAATGTCCCTGTACTTGGCATAGTGCTTCGTCTCCTCAAGGCTATGGGTGATCTCGTGCATGGCAACCTGGACAAGAGCCTGCCCCAGTTTCATGCTTCCGTCATTCGCCTTGCCGGAGTTCAGATAAATCACGCCGTCCTTGGAAGAATACATTCCGTCAGCAACGCCGATATTATCGGAAAGCATGATCGGAATGCTCAGCTTGCGCTGAAGCGCACCAAGAGCCAGCATGGATTCGGCATCGGTCAGCCGCTTGGAAAGATCAATCTTGCCAAGTTTCCACTGCTCGTTCCTGTCCTTCAGTTGCTTACGGACACGTTCCTTTGTTTCCTCATCGGCAGAGAAGGAGTCAACAAAGCGGTCGATCTTCTCATTGTCGGATTCTTCCGCAGTCTTTCCGGTACGCTCATCTTCTTCTGCCTGCCGCTGCGCTTCTTCCTGAGCAGCCTGTTCTTCGGCGATCCTCTGCTCTTCAGCAACGCCGGCCCTGCGCTGGTCTTCCTGTGCAACCATCTGCTCTGCCTGTTGCCGGAGAGTATTCATCATGTCTTCCCGGGCATCCATGACATCGGCATCGGTTGTCTGGACCTTTTCTCTTGCCTTCTGGAGAGCTTGCTCATATTCCTTGGTGACAGTCACGTTGCTGCGGTGCTTCGCCAGGGCGTCAATCAGGATCTTCTTATTGGCGTCGCTGGGATCATTGTTCATATTCGTAGTTGCCTTCTGCACTGCTTCAGCAGAAGCCTGTTGTGCCTTCTGCATGGACTGATAGTCCTTTCCGGCACGAAGCAGGGTTCTGTTTGCGGTATCGGCCGCTTTCTGCAGCTGCTGAACCATTGCCAGCTTGCTTCCGATAATATTGGAGCCGGGGGCAGAAGTGCCGCCGTCAGCAATGATCCGTCCTTCTGCTTCAGCAACACGGGTTTCATATACGGCATTGGCAATATTCTGCTGGAGAACAGCATTCGCGGAATCCTGTGCAACAGTCGCCGCAAGCCGTTGCGCCTGATGATGCAGTTCTGCCGTGACAAATTCCTCGGTCAGACCGCCGACCTTACTGTTGTACAGTTCCTGATAGGCAGCACTGTCCATGCCGCCAAGGACCATGTTCGTGATCGCCTGCTTCAGTTCGGAAACATTCACTTCGCCTTCGCTGGCTCCCAGCAACAAGTCCTGCACCCATTCAACCGCGTCCTGTGCGCTGCCGCCGAAAGTATCCTGAAGGAAATCGTTCAGCTTCACCGCAACAGACTTGGAGATATCGCCTGAAGCGTCAGTGCCTTCGATGTCAAGCACCGCAGCGAGAGTCGCCGTTTTGCTCTTGTCATCAGCGTCCTTCGCCTTGTCCAGGAGCATATAATCCGCAGCGATCTGCTGGGCTTCCGTCTGCTTCCGCTCTTCTTCGGGCACGGCAGTGCCAGCCTCCTGTTCGGAGGCTTCTTCCTGCGGAGCGGCTGCTGCAGCCGTCTCTGCTGTTTCAGTTGTTTCTGCCGTTTCGGTTTCCGGGGCTTCCACCAATGATTCTGCTGTTGCATTTACACGCTCACGGATTGCCTTGTCTGCTCTCATCACATCAAAGATGTTGACATTGGCTCCGCTTCTCTGAGCGAACTTGGTCTGTGCGCGGTAATAATTCGCACGGCCTGCCGCCAGGGGAATAACATCCGTTCCGGGAGACAAGAAGGATACCAGTGCGGTATGCATAAGAGCAGCAAACTCTTCACGTCTTGCCATCGCGTCCGCATCCTCGTCGGACAGGTTCGGGTTTGCTTCCTTCAGTTCTGCAACACGTCTTTCGTGTTCAGACAGATCGCCCATGACTTTTTCGTCGGCATATTTTTCGATGGCATCTGTCAGGGTTTCACCAAAGGCCTCGCTCCAGCCGGACGTCGTTACCCACTCTTTCAGGAATTCCTTGACAGTGCCAGCTTCGATGTCGCCTCCCATCTTGAAGGCCTTGCTGATGTTCTCAATGGAGATCGCTTCAGTACCAGCTTCAAACATCAGGGCGACAGAGCCAAGAATCCATGCCTGTGTGTCGCTTGCTCCGCGTTCCTTTGCCTCAGCCATCGTGTCTGCAGCGGCTCCTACGGCCATGGGCAGCGCACCGATGAATTCCTGTGCAGCTTCAGCAGACATACCGCTTGTCAGCCAGCCAAAGGCCATCATGTTCATCATACTGTCGCCGCGGTTACTGATGATTTCCTGCACACTCGAGAACAGTTTCCCCATGGCAGAATCTTCGCCGTAGGTCCGGTTGATCTCGGCCTGGATCTCTGATCTCGCCGCGGTCCGGAACTGATTGAATGACAGCCAGTAATTGTTGGGGTTGTACTCAATGTCTTTTCCGGTCAGCTTATTGATTCCATATTCTACATCATACGCAAGGCTGCCAAGAGCAGCAGCAGGAGAGAGGATCATGGACATAACATCCGCGGCCCTTCGTCCCCAGAAGCCCTGATCAGCAAGTTCCTCGGCTCCAGCCTGAAGGACTTCTTTGCTTCTGACTGTCAACGCGCCATAGCTTCCGTCAGAGAGGTGATCGAAGTACCGCTCTGCCGCATCACGGCCTTCCGTGGCAAGCAGATAATAGTAGGTGTCGATCTCATAATCGGACATCAGGTTCTTGGCATAGAAACCGCCAAGTATCCGGCCTTCGACAGTCTGCCCAAGCATATCATTGAACTGTCTTTCGATATCGTTCGGGTCGAAGGTATCGACCATGCCAAGCAGTTGATCCTTCTGTTCGTCAGACAGGAGATCCCAACCTGGCTGGTTCTCAATATTGCCGTCCCATGCAGACCAATCCCATTCGGTATCAGTCATCTCGCGGCCGCGCTTCACCTGCTCATCGAAGTCACTGTTGGACAGAAGTGCGAAGTACTCGTAGTCCTTGTGGTCACGTTCCAGCTTGGCAATGTACCGATTCAGATTGTTCTTGACATTGTCGGGCAGAGTGATGCCCATTCGTTCGGAATAATCCAGCACCCACAGTGCCGTCTCCAGCTCCTGCCGGTTCTGGTCGTCGCCTTCTTTGGCTGCATTGAGAACTTTGTCATATCCACCAGCACCGGAGAAAGCAATCTCCTGGGCATACAGATCATAGGCGTTGTAGGCTTCCCACTTGGTCGGATCATACTTCGTGAAACCATTCAGGACGTCGATAACCGCGCCGGTTTCCTCGAAGACCTTCAGCTCTTCCGTACTGACTCCGGCCTTGGTCAGCATATTGATGGTCGCCGTCCGCAGAGCTTCAGCGTCCTTGGTCTTCTGCTGGGCCTCGTTGTAAGCCGCCTCATTTTCCTTGGCATACTGCGACAGGGTGTTCCGTTCCTCGGACAGCTTGTTATATTCGTCCAGCAGAGCAAGCTCTTCATCAGACATCGCTGCGCCAGAAACAGAAGCGATCTTCTGCCGCATATCTGCGATGCCGGACATTCGCTTGTTGATCTCTTCCATCGCGGTTTCCCGGTCAGCATCCTTCATGGGGATACGCTTACCGTCTTTCCGCAGAATGCTCTTCAGCTCATACTGGCCTGTACTGTCATTATATTCAATGGAGGCAGTCATAGGGACGCCGCCGACAGTGATGTCCATGGTGCCCTTGTTGTAGCTGTCAACATTCTTCCCGGCATAGATGAGATCACCAAGGTTTTTTTCGATCTCTTCCATCCGTCCGTTAACCGCGTTCAGCCGCTCTGCATTCCGGTCAAAGGTAGCAATCGTTTCCGCACCGGACAATGTCGCTTCTGCGGTAGCACCGATGCTCTTGCGGATGGACTGCTGGGTCAACCGTGAATAAGCACCGGAATATCCGTCCCGAATTCCCTTCAGTGCATTCTTCATGTTGTCAAAGACTGCGGTCCAGGAATTCTTCGCAACAGTCTTCTCAACCGGGGTCCCGGCCTCTTCGACCACATCAGCAGCGTCGGCAAGCGTCTCGTTTTTCTTTGCAATCACCGCCTGTTCCTGTTCGGAATACGCAGGGACAGGATTTGCAGAGGCAGCAGCACCAGAAACCGCATCCACAGGAACGGAATCCTGCCCAGCTTCTACAACATACTGCTCGCCTGTGTTCTTGGTTCGAGCGTCGCAGAACCTGCTGACATCGTCAAGCAGCTCCTGCCGCTTATAGTTGATCGCCTTGGTTGTCTCGACCAGCTTGCTCCCGTCCTGAATGGAATCGTCCATCGCTTTCAGCGTAGGACAGTTCTTGTCAAGGTAACGTTCAACATTTGCAAGGACCTTGTCCTTCTTCATACTGCCGCTGGTCCAAAGGTCGATCCTCTTTTCCAAGGCGGCCAGCTCGGCTTCAGCCTTTTGTGTGTTTTCGAATGCAGACCTCGCCTTGTTGTACATCTGCACAGAGGTCTCGTCGTTCGGATCGATGGAGGCGCGAATCTGGTCAAGCGTATCAGCATCAAACTCATATACGCCAAAGTACAGACCAACATCATTGTCCAGCGTCATCCCTGTGGAATAAGGAGAATATGTATTCCTGTTGTTCCAGTCCAGCTTTGCACGGAGGGTCGGGTCTTCCTGCCACACCTTCCCTTCTCCAAGGGCATTGTGAGCAATGGCATTGAAGATGTTGCCGCCCTGTTTCCCGTTCCGCGCATTCCACATGACACCATACAGGTCATCCATGCTAAAGTTAACAGAGCGATTCAGTTCAACAGGATTGACGCCTTTGGTCGCCTCCATCTTCGCCAGCGTAGGATACTTCTTCCAATCAATACTGGCGATAATTTCGTCATCGGAGTCGTTCCTGTTCGGGTTTGCAGCCTTGTAAGAAATCTCCTGTTTCAGCGCAGCCAGCTCGCGCTCGGCATTATCGGTGTCTTCTGCGCTCTTGTAAATCTGATAGGTCCAATAAGACTTCCACTGTTCAGGAGTGCTTCCGCGCTTCGGAGGTTTGCTTGGCGTATTGGTCGTACCGTTGTAAAGCAGGTTCTGCTGCCAGTCTGTATTGTTCTGGAACCACGTAGAGTCCATCTTTGTGGCGTCCACGCCATAGTTCGCCAGTTCGGCCACGGCCTGGTTGGTCGGCTTTGAATAGGGCTGGTAATACCTGGAGGTCGGGTCGGCCATTCTCGCCTTGAAGTCGGCCTGCAGCTTCTTGCCGCGTTCAGGGTCTTCCTGGGAAATCTGCCAGATCCTGCCGACTGCCTCACTGAATGTCGGCTGATCACCCTTATACCAGTTCTGCTGCTGAACGGGCTGCGCAACATTCTGCTGATACGGAGTCTTCTGAATACCAGCATTCTTGTTGACTGCGCTTATACCAGGCTTCTGTACCTTTGATTGAACCGGGACAGTGTTCTGCTGAAAATTCGGTTTAGGCATATGAAACCTCCGTGATAATTATCGAGTCGCTGCGTACCATCTGCCACCAGCACCACCCGTCTGTTTGGGCAGTTTCGGCTTGTCCTTCAATTCATCGTCAAACAGACTGTCTTCCGTAGAAGGCGGTGGGTTTGTATCGGAAGGAGGAGGATTCGTTCCTGGTCCCGGATTGCTTCTGCCGCTCGATCTTGCCTTCACAACAGGTGTCGCCTTCATCTGCTCATAGTCTTTCCTGGTGATCCCTGCCTGTTTCAACAGAGCATCGCTGGGGTTGTCGCCAGACTCCAGCATATTCATCAGGTAGTTATAGGCGATCTGCTGATTCGCGCTCATCTTCTGATAGTCGAACTGCTGCTTCCACTGATCCTGCTGGGCCTGGAACTGCTGCTGCCACTGCTGGTCCGCGATCTGGTCACGTTCCTTCTGGTAGGCAAACTGCTGCTCCTGCTGTTCCAGTGCGGACAGCCGGTTCTGGTAGTCAGCGATCTGGCTGCTCATGATATCGCTGTTCGCCTTAATCTTGTCCTGCTGCATATTCGCCAGCGTCTGGGCGGCATAGGAGCTGCGCTGCATTCCTCTGTTCAGGAGCTGACTGTCAGTCTGAGCTATCGCTTTATCGTATGCTTTGTCCGACTGCTCTCTCTGTGCTCCATAGGTTGTGTTGAGACTCTGCCACAGCCTGGTCCGGGTGTCCTGTCCTTCCACATCCTGCTGGGTCATCGCCTGCGGTTCCTTTGTCACGTCTTCGTCAAATGCTTTCGTCAGAGCAGCTTTTGTTGTGCTTTTTGCCATGATCGTCATCTCCTTGCAAAATAAAAACCCAGGACTTTCGTCCCGGGCTTTGTGTTGGGGTGATTAATACCTGCGGCCGCTATAGCCGTCTTCCTGTGGATAGCCGTCCCTACTCATATAGCGTCCTGTAGTCCGGCTACGGCCCCTTGCGTAGGAGCCTCCGTCATACTCGCTGTTGCCCTTTGCCATCTCGTATCCAGCAATGGACTTCAGCACATGGGTCATGGTGTCGATGTCCTTCAGATCACTGTCGCTCAGCTGAGTACCGCGAGAGTATTTCTCGTCCAGCTTGTCCAGCTCGCGATGAATCGCTTCGCAGATTCCGTCAAACATTCTTCAGCCCTCCTTAAGCCGCCGCCGGGGTGGTTGTGGTAAGGGCCGCGAGAATGGTTGCGGTCTGTGCGGTCTGAGAAGCGGCCAGGGTCTGCAGGTTCACCTGGTTCTGCAGCTCCAGGATCTTCTCGTTCTTGCGATCGATGTCATCCTGGCACATCTTGTCGAGGATAGACTGTGTCTGCTGCTGGATAGCCAGCCGGGTAGCCGCTCCTTCATTCTGAACGATGTTCTGAGTCTGGCAGGTAGCCAGCCGGTTGTCGCAGCAGCACTGGGACAGCTGATTGCTCAGACCAAACATCTGGTTCATGTTTGCCATCTGACGAGCATTCTCACCGATCTCTGCCTGGGCAAAACCGTTGCTGATCGCTGCGTTCACGCCTGCAAAGCCACCGCAAAGGGCAGTCTGCACATCGCCAAACCCAGAAGTCAGCGTATTCTGGATTCCCTGGACACCTGTCATTACGGCACTTTGGTCGAATCCGCGCTGAATATCAGCGTTCATAAATCCGCCATTGCCGCCGAAGCCATTGCCCCAGCCGAATCCACCACCGGCGAACAGGAAAAGAAGAATAATCCACCATCCATTTCCGCCGAAGTCACCGAAGCCGCCGCCGTAATTGGCAGGAGCCACCGGCATATACATAGGGGTTCCGTTGGATTCCATTTGTGTTGTCTCCTTAAATGATATTTACAAGCTGTTGCGCACCAGCGTTGTAGCTTGACACATCATGGAGACTTCACATATAATGACTTTGCTGGAGTACATTGTGGTTTCCACGATGTGCGGAAAGGTCTGCGGTTGCCGCCGCAGGCTTTTTTATTTCAGCCCCATCCTCTGCATCATCGGCAAAATCCGCTGAAGCATGGGGTTGCTGACCTGCCCTGTCTGGATCAGGTGCTGGACCATTGCCTGGGGATTCCCTGCGAGATTTTCCGGTATCCGATACCCGGCCTGTCTCGCCATTTCGATGGGATTCTGTTGAAGCTGCTGAAGCTGATTCTGCTGCCCTGTGAGGCGATCGAATATGCTCATTCCCCACCATCCTCTTTAAGGGCATTTTTAGGCGATTTAAGGCCCTTCAGTATCTCTTCCAGTTCATCGTGCGTCACATAGGCTGGATCGCAATTTTGGGGGCGTACTGTACGTTTGTCGAATATATCCAGGGTCGTCTGTCCGCTCATGCTGACGCACTTCACAAAAACTGTCTTGTCGTCCGGGGTGAACATGATCCTCGAGCAGCCTGCAGCGACGTAGGCGTTCACTGCCTCCTGCTCACTGCCGACCTGTCCGATGTCCGTCCTGGGCTGTTGGTAACCGGGAAAAGGATATCCGCTGTACATCACATCACCTTCCAGAAATAACTCGGGACTTCATTCCCGGAATCCCAGGAGTCATACCAGTCGCCGTCGATGATGGCAACGGCATGGCTCCCGGTCCCGATGATATAGGTCCCTTTGGTATATCGTTCGCAGAAGGTACGGATCGTGATGCACCTCGGGCAGCTCTCTGGCAGCAGGAATTGCTTAAAGCCCTGATCCGTCAGGTACGTCCCCCAGACGACATTGCTGCTGGGCATCTCGCATTCAGCTTCGCCTGCTTTGCACAGGTCCCGGTATACGCTTCTCCAGCTTCGCTGTGTTGCAATGGCAATCGCTCGAACGACGCAGTCACCGGTTTGCTTCCCGAGAGGGTTTGGATTGCACTTGACCCACATCCGCTTCACCTTCTTCCGGGGGCCAGCATAACAAAGAAACGGGCTGCCCACCAGATCGTGAACAGCCCAATTTCAGGTCAATTTCGGTTCAGGGAAGATATTTGGAAACAAACGAACAACGGTCGACTGCTCTCTTTACTGTCGAAAGAGATACGTCGCATTCTGCTGCGAGCTTTTCAAGAGATCCAGGGTAATCAGTAAGGAACACAGTCATGATTTTCCGGTCCTGGCGATTGTGTATGAATTGATCAAGCACATCAATGATTTCCGCTTTGCTGTGTTCCATATGTGGCCCCGTTGTCGCGGAAGTCTTGATGCTCACCCTTCGACGATGACATCGATGCCGCCGTAGTTGCTGGCGCACTCATGCTCGATCCTACATCCTCGTGCCTCTTCCCAGCCTTTGATGAAGTACGCGACGTCGGCGTCTGCAAGCAGGCATAGACTTCTTCCGAGATTGAACATCGCAGGTGTCTTGGTGTCTGGCTCGTCGTCAAAGAAGGAATCGATGATCTCTGCGTTTCCGTTGAACATCTTCATAATATAGTCGGACGCTTCGGCCCGCTCGCTCAGAATCTCATCGTCCGTCTTTCCCTTCATGGGCTGGGATATGAAAACCCTGATCTTCTTTTCATTCATCCGGATCACCCGTTTCTTCATCGCCAACAGGTTCGATATAACCGCTGACAAATCCGCTGTCGGCGTTTGCCTTGTCAACCAGGCCCTCAGCGATGATGTAGGCGACCACCGTTGCGGTTGCCATGATGATCCCGGTTACCTGCACCGCAAGCTGCTCCGATCCACCGAAGGCGATGATCAGGTTGGTAGCAAGCGAACAGATCGCCAGCCAGAATTTTCTGGACGACAGTTTCCGTTTCCAGTCGATCTTTTCCATGTTCTTCTCCTTTCTTCACGCAGAGTGACTCATGTCTTTCATCTTGGTTTCCAGGACAATTACGCGGCCTTCCAGGTTGTTATGTGTCCCGACCTTCTTCTCCAGCTGCTCCAGACGGTAAGCCATCAGGGCCGTCTGCTTACGGTTGGAGAAATAAACACCGGCGAATGACGCCGCTGCAGGGAGACACGCAATTGCAAATGCGCCCCAATCCATTATGCGTCATCTCCTTCATCTGTTTCGATCAGGTCCACCGCCAGTTCAGGAGTATCCCCGGAATCGTCAACGGTGATGATGTAGTCCCTGCCTTCGGTCCCACTCAGGACGATGCTCTCGTCGTTGATGTTCGACGGAATACGATTGAACAGTTCCTCAAACAGGTCCATCATCATGATGACGATCTCCCCTGCTTCCTGGCCAAGCCTTCTCCAATAAAGAGAATCAAAAGGCGTAGTGCCAGCAGGGCACAGTTTCTGCAGATGGTACACCACGTTATCAACGGGATACACAACGACATCGCCTATGGCGTACGTGGTCTCCGGGTCCCAGGTTCCTTTTAATTTCATTCAGACCATCTCCTTGTATGAAGCATTTTGATACATATCGCAAAGGGCTTTGGCCTGTGAAAAGGTCAACCCTGTAACAGTGACTGTGTACTTCTTCTCTTCGGTCTTCGCAGACAGGAGTTTGCCCCATGTCTTCTCCCCGACAATGCCGTCGTCCTTGAGGCCGTTGTTCTTCTGGAAAGACTTTACTGCCGCTTCCGTCTCTGCGCCGAAGTCGCCGTCCGCGCCGTACTTGGGCAGCCGGTATCCGAACTTCATCAGCAGCTCCTGGGCCTTCTTGACGTAGGTCCCTTTGCTGCCTCTCTTGATCGTCGGACGCTTCTTTTCCTGGGGCTGTTCCGGTACAGGGGCTGGCACTTCGTCAGAGAACACCATGTCCTTCAGTTCTCCCCAGTGCGTCCACTTGCCGCTTGTCACCTTCGATGTGATGACACCGTTGATCGTAGACGCGGCCTCGATGACGATTCCGTTTCCAACATACAGGCCAACATGACTGTACTTCGTCCCGTTCCAGACAAACACGGCCGTACCGGGCTTCAATGTCTTCCCGTCCGTTCGTTTGCCCTGTTTCAGCTCGCCCTTCTCTGCGCAGTACTTTCGGTACATGGTGTCAGAACCATGGTACATATAGCCGCCAAGGTGAGCATAAGCGTATGAAAAAAGGCCGCTACAGTCTGAGACGTAGTGACCTATCCATTTGCTTCCGTACTTCCTCGCCTGGGCTCTGTCGGAATCCGTTGTCTTCTCGATCTGGTCCTGTTTCGCTTGTGTCCACATGACACCTGCCGTTCCCCAGATATATCCCCATTTCTCTTTCAGGGCCATCTGGAATATATCGATCACGGCAGCAGAAGTTACAGTCTTCGCCATTTAATCACCGCCTTTCGAGCAAAGGACCCATCCAGATCCCGTGTACTCATATGCGTCGCAGTCAACGAACTGCCCGTTGTGCCTGACAGAAGCGAAGCAGTCGTGATGCGCTTCGCCGTCAAAGTAATCGATCACAGACTGGGACCGTTCAAAGTGCGCCGTGATTGTCGCCGCACCTGCCGGAACCTCAAACGTCGTTTCCGCGGAGGTCGGATTGCTGATCGTTCCTCTTGTCGTTGTCCAGTTCGTGAACTTATACCCGGGCTTCGGCGTTGCCCTGATCGTCACATCTGAATCGTATGCATAGGTTCCGCTGCCTTCGACCGTTCCTTTGGTCTCGTCTTCCGACACAACAGTCACAGCATATGACTGGTTGACGAACTTCGCTGTGATCGTCACAGCGGATGCAGGCATACTGAACTTATTGTTCGTGATCGTTACCGCCGGGCTGCTTGTGTATTTGCTGAATTTATATCCAGCAGCAGGTGTTGCTGTCAGTGTGACGGTCTGGCCCTGATATGCCGTCGACAGGTTCGACTTCAGTGTGCCAGATCCTGACGTTTTGCAGGTGACGGTATTAACCGGCAGGTCTTCTGTTTCGAAAACAGCATACAGACGTTTCGAGAGGCTTGAGCTCCCGGAATTGTGGACCTTAACACTGACACCGCTGCCATTCGACCATATGCCGGTTGTGGTAGAACTCCACTGGTCCCAACCGTTGCTGCCATATATTGACTGTGCGCTTCCGCGCATCTGCAGCGACTGTGCGCCGTTTGGACCCATATAGACCTTCAGCCTTACAAACACTTCTCCAGCAGGCACGCTGAATGCTGACGTTGCAAACGTATGGTCGGTACCAGCCCCTACAGTCGAACCGCTGCTTTCCCTGGTGTACTGATGAGTTGCCACTCACTCACCCCCCGATGGGCTTCAGCCAGATCGTTCCCTCTACCGGGTTTGCCGGTTCGGTCTCAGAAAACACAACAATCGGCATGGCCTGATCGATCTTGTCCATGTTGTCGTTATAGACTTCGATGTCAGCAGCCTCGTCCAGGTCAGACTTTACGAGATGAAGTTTTGTGGTTTCTGTCGCTGCCATTACTGTTCACCTCCGTGTTCAAATGTGACAGGGTCCGCGACTTTATTCCCTCTTATATCGAATATGCTGATCGTGTGAACCGGCACAGGGCTGATTGCCGCAGAGCCGCATTTCATATAAAACACAGAGAGCGCATTGTTCCTGACGGACTCTGTGTAAGTGAGAACTGCAATCGTCCCGTCTGAGGACGTCTGCGTCTCGACAATGACATATCCTTTAAGCTCTTCCATAGCATTCACCCCTTATGTGATCGTGTAGGAAACCGTGTCAGACGGATCGATGACATCGAAGTATTTCAACGTCGATGAATTCGTGAACGTGATCCCGGTCGCGGATGTAGCAACGGTAACCGTAGATGCGTCGAGCAATGTATCCACCTGGTACGTCTCTGCGTCTGTACCTGCGAAGCACAGATAAGCACCTCTGTGATATGAATTCGTTCCTCCGCAAACCAGGACGATAAACGATCTTCTCGACCCTGCCGTAAACTTAATCTTCTCTGTAGCGTTCAGCTGAATTCTCGGAAACTTACTTGCGAGCTTTGCATCCACTTCTGAAGTCTGAGCATAATCCTCAAGGTCTTCATTGCCGGGAATGCCGAGGGCTTCTATCGCTTCCTTCGTGAGAACAACGTTCCCGTCCTTATCAGGTTTAACCCCAAGAACCGAGATCACCCGTCTCATGATCTGGTTATAGATATCATCCATGATCCGTTCGAGCTGAATCACCAGGGCTTTGTCCTGGCCTCCCCATCCCTGCGGAACACGCAGTGTCTCGTGCTGCCTGGATACTTTCCTATTGTCCATCGGCATCACCTCAATCCGGATCAGTCTCGACGATCACCTGCAGGCCGCCGACAATACGCCATGGTGCAGTGACGCCTTGTGCTGTCTCGATGATGAACCTGAACTTCCGACCGGCACCGCCGAAGTGCAGCCGCTTCACCCTGTGTTCTTTCCCGGCTGCTTTGTCAGACTCTGAAATAGGCTGACAGATATAGTGCTTGGTCTTCGCTTTCTTTTCCGTCTGGATGCTGATCGTCAGCGTCACCGCCTCGTTCTGCACTTCAGGAAGGAAGTAAAAGTCGAAGCCGCCCTTCTTAATGCTCTTGTACCCGAAGTCGATCCACGGTGTTACCCACCGTGTCGGCGCGCCGCTTGCCGCGCCCATCACCCAGGAATCCCTCGACAGTCGGATGATTCTCCCGGGAAGAATGGAACTTGTGGCAAACAGCTTGTCGTCTGTGGGCAGGAAACTTTCTATATAAATCCCTTTATGGAAAAGGATGTTTCCCTCTGCCATGTCGTAGACCAGCATGGCATTGTTCACTGTGCTTCCGTCTATCGGGATGGCCAGATAATACCGGTCCTGGAAGACGACACCGCAGGCCTGGTCCATGGCATCCTTGTTCACGGATCGCCAGAGCTGCTCGATCTGATCCTTGGCATACGGGGATGTGCTCATGCCGTCAAAGGTCTTGACGCCATCCTTGTCTGCCATGAGCACTCGTTCGGAATAAACAGCGATCGTGTTGAAAAACTCTGTTCCTTCGCCGTACTGTTCCTGGACCGTAAATTCTCCGGGGCTCAGGCCCATGACTCGCCATATCTTGTTGTGCTTGAAAGCGAGCAGCTGATCTCCATGCCGCCACAGTGCGTAGAACTTATCGCCGTCCCAGCTGGGCTGCTTGATCTCGCCTGCGTCTTCCTCTGCGATCTCATGGCCGCCGGTCCAGTCTGTAGGATCGTAGGCGACGGAGTAATACATGGAGTCCGGTTCCCCGGGAACACCAGTGCCCCAGATGCGCTCACCGAACCTTTCGATCACAGCGAATTTTTTCTGAGGTTCGTCAGGATCGCTCTGATCTGTCCTGGTGTCTACTGCTCGGATGTGCCATTCAGGGGACTTGGCTTCTCCCCAGGTCCCGGCCTTCAGATCGCGCCAGGTCCCGGCCTTCACGTCTCGCCAGAGAGTCTGTGTGTCCGGCGGCACGATCATGAACATACCGTCCTCGGCATTGCTGATCAGGACGACGTCAACGGTCTTGCCGCTTTCCTGGATTTCGTACGTCACCCAGCTCCAGACATTGCACGAAAAAAGATCGACGCCTTCCGGCATATCGATCTCGGTCCATGAGTCGCTTGTCCCATCCTGCTTCTGATAAATCTTGCCTCCTGCGGCAGCAATGTACCATGTGTGACTTCCAGGGCCTTCGTAGAACCGGCGATTGAAAGACGCCAGCGTTTCCACTTTGCTTTCAAAAACACCAGGCAATACATCGATTGCTGCCTGAGGCTGAAGGACACCATGCGGTGTTTCTACGTTATATTCTTCCGCAGCGAACCGGATATCCGGATTCATGCTCGGGTCTCCCTGGTTCAGACCACGGAATTCTCGCAGCCAAACATCCGCATCATATGAATGAAGGCTGAAATACGCCATGAGTCCTCACCTCACACAGGGATATTGAAGAAGTTTCTGAACCGCTTCCTGCTCCCGTCTTCGTTGAATCCGTCCTTGCCGCCAGCATCCGAAAGCTGCGACAGGAATTCAAGGAAGCTCTGCCGATATGCATAGCCGCGATTCTGTTTTTGCGGATTTCCGTTGCGATAAATCAACCAGGTAGCCCAGTCCGCAATATACCGATGGGTCCACTTCGGCAGCAGCGGTTCGTCGTCACTGCTCTCCAGGCGCGGATAGTCATCACACGGAACGTGCTTCCCGTCCCAGACGATGACGACTCTGTCGTAGGCTTCGTTGATATAGTCGTCAATGTGGGGAGTGAAATCTCCCAGGTCGTCCGGGTCGTTGTTGGTTTGGTGCATGATATGTTCCTGAATTTCCTGAAGAGTCATGGTGATCACCTCTTAGATCGTCTTGCCGTATCTTTCCTTCAGCACCATGTACACCGGGACCGGAACGGACACACGTTCTCCGCGGAGGACATAATAGATGTCTTCCTTGTCTTCGTTTGCGATGGTGACGTGTTCATACTGGTCCACCTTGACGCCTTCCTCGCCGCCGCCTTCCAGGGCAGGCAGGAAAACATCAACATAAGGTCCAGTATACCCGGGCTTCTTCTGGCCTACGGCAGAGGTCAGAGAATCCGTCTCGTCCTCCGGGATATTGTCTTTCTCAGTTTTGTTCAATTTCGTAGTAGCCATTATTCAGGCTCCTTTCTTTATTCTCCCTGTTCGGGCTGTTCAGGTTCGGGGGTCGCAGGATGCGTAAAGGATGCAGGAGGATGCAGATGTGCGCCTCTGGCGTTTACGATCATGACCGTATGCACCAGCACAGAAGACTTCGCGGCAGCGGCATAAACGAGGCCGAACTTCTCTTCCGCATCGGCGACAGCATCGTAACCATAAGGCAGGACGCCAGTGGTTCCGTCCGCGTTCGTCTGCATTTCGATAACAAAGGTTTTCATTTTATTCACCTCTTTTTCAAAAATGTCAAATCAATATTGTCCGCATCAGACCAAACCGTGTTCACGCCGACAAGGGCGTTGACCTGTTGGGGGGTGAGTGTGGCAAGGAGAACGGGGGTGGCAAGTTCAACGGCAATCTGAACGTCAATCGCAAGGGCTTGCCAATCGGATTGCGACATATCGTTATATCTCGCAGACCGCAAAAACAGAATGTCGTTTGACGAATTTGTGTTTGCAGACCAATACTTCCCAACGTTCATGATTTGGTCGCCAAACTCTTTGTTTTGCCCTGCACCTATAAGTTCACGGATTCCGCTATTTCTCCATCCCGGCACATTGTCTGCGTTATCCATGCTCGCAGTATTTTTTGTCCACAGTGCGTACGTTCCCCACACTTCCCCCGTTGTCAAATCAAGGGATGCTCCGTAGACGGGGGGAGTGATGCCTGTCAGATTGACCGGATGGGGGGTGATGGTCGGGGATTCGTAGGCGGTGGCGGTGGAGCCGAGCTCAATTTGGAGCCTTGCATAAGTGGCAATATTGCTTCCATAGTCCCCGGTAATTCTATCAACAATCTTGCCCGATGCCGTGATGACCTTGTAAGTATCAACTTCGCCAGTAGAAAACTTCGCTCCTACCTTTTCGCTTGTTCCATCCGTGTAATATATTGTTGCTCTTAAACTTTGACGGTCAACATCTGTTTGCCGTTCAAGTGTTACGGCAAGCTGTCCGGTATATCCGTTGTTCTTATAAAAAACCTTATTCAGCAAATATGAAAGATTGGGAAAGTAATACAGTCCGTTTTCCTGTAAAACGCCACCGTTTTCCGTAAAAATGCTTGTGTCAAACAGATTCTTTCCCCCCGTCCACGTTCCCACCTCTCCCCAAGGGATTAAGCTCCGTATATTTTGGGGCGAAGGGTCACCGCTCCCGGATTGACGGGGGAGAAGGGACAGGGCAAGGCGGCGTAGGGGTTTTGCAAGGTCTGTGGTGAACACAACGGGATTCCCGGAAACTGTGTCCTCAATCACGACAGAGCCGCCGCCCGTCTGTTGGAGGAACATCAGTTTCTTCATGGTAGACCAGTTCTTCGGGATAATCATTCCGAACCACCGCCAGCCACAGGATTCCACTCTTCGCCTTCCTCGTCATAGGCGTACCAGATGCCTGTGTCTGTTTCGAGACACAGACTGCCTGTAGCCCATCCAGTGGGTTTCTCGTCAGTGGACAGGCAAGCGATCTCTACAAGATGGATATCGTCAAGCTGCGGTTCGCTTTTCAAAATTCTTACCATAGTATCATCTCCTTATAAAAAGTGGGGCAGCCCATAGGGAGCACGGGCTGCCCCGGAGAGAGAGGAAGTTGGGAAGGCCGCGGAGGTAAGCGGAGGTAACGGTCTTCCCGGGAAACGTCATCAGTCGGAGACTCCGTGTTCGACCCGGACGATGAAGTCATCCTGCAGCACAGCACAAGCGAAGAAGGGAACCTTCCACGCAATGGTGCCGCGCTGGTTCAGGGGGTCTTCGGAACCAGAGCTGCCCAGCGGCTTCACGATGATCTGGATGTTGGGGTTACCCTTGCCACCCAGCTTCACCATGCCGAAGGCGTTCTGGCCGTAGATGATGGTCGCATGGACTTCATCACCGTTGGATGCACCGCCGGAGGGAACGATCTTCAGGGTCTGCGCCGTGGTCCATTCATTGGTCACAGCAGTGCCGGGGACCCAGCGGAACAGGATCTTGGTCTCGTTCGCGGTTCCGGACGGCCAGATGCGCTCGATGCACATCGGAGTGACGTAGTCGGTGTTGGACTTGGTGTACTGCACGTAGACCATCTTGCCGGTCAGCTCGCGAGCTTCGCCGTCGCTCATGGTGTCGGCAACGGTCATGATCCGGTTGGTCGCATCGAAGTTCGCAGCCGCGGTCAGGTAGGCTTTGGTTCCGTACAGGTAGGTCTCGTTGGCGAACACCTTGCCGTTGTCCACTTCGTAGAACTTCACGTTGTAGACTGTACCCAGCAGATACTTCTCCAGGTTCCGGCTGTCGTAGTTGTCCACCTTGGCGACCCAGTGGGAATCCTGAGTCAGGTCATAGTAGGTGTCCTGGTCGATCTTCGCATGGAAGAAACCATCGGAGAAGGGCTGTGCGCCTTTCCGCTTCAGATTCCGGACCGCCTTCTTGATGACCGCGTAGGTCAGGATGTTGGACTTGGTCAGCTGCGCACGAGCAGTGACAGAGCCGGGGTACATGACGTTCAGACCGGCACAAATCTGATCGCGGCCCACCGTATCGATGGACAGCTTCGCCTGACGGTTCAGACGATCAGAGATGGCCTGGGTCTTGGAGTCAACGTGCCACAGGTCCAGTTCGTCGGTGTAGGCCATGTAGCCGCCGTAGTTCTTCGTCATGACGGAGAACGCGGTCTCTTCCAGGGTCTGACCGGCAGGGGTTACACCCTCGTACAGGGGTTTGGTTATCGGGGGCAGCTCGGTATAACGGAAGAACTTAACGTGCCGTCCGTTATTCTTGGGCTGCTCGATCTTCTGGGCATCATTCAGATAGCCCAGGTTGGGTTCGACGTTTTCCAGAGCACGACGCTGGAGATAAGATTCCAGCTCGGTCGGCCGCAGGGACGCCTGAGTTGAAACGTTGATGTTATCGTAAACACCCATGGAATACACGCTCCTTATTTAAGGGTCACGCGCTTCCCTTCTGAAATTGCCTTTTCCATTCTCCGGAATTCAGCATCGGACATACTGTCGATTCGATTCCTTCCTTCATTGCTGGCACCATTCGGGGAGCGCATTGGAGCAGGAGGTCTCTTCTTGGGCTGCCTCATCATCTCAGCAACCTCATAGAAGTCGAGCTCACCGCTCAGTACTTTCCTCTTGATCTCAGCATTGCTTTCAAACTCTGCCATCACATCGAGGCCGGTCTTGGCCTTGATCTTGTCGGCCTGATTCGCAAGGATGTTCACCCTGGCCTGAATGACTGGGTCTTCCTTGGGAGCAAACTGGCCCTGCGCATTCCTGGGCTGCTGCGTACTATCCGCAGGCTTCTCCGCTTCGGGCTGCGCTGCCGGTTGTCCATGGCGAAGACGGACCAGTTCCCGGGCTGTCTCGATGTCCGAAACCTTCCGGCTGCGGACCAGCTCCTGGGCCTCGTCTTCCTCCATCTTCTTCAGGATCGGTGCCATGCGCTGATCAAACTCAGCCTGCATCTCGGCACGAATCTCTGCCCTCATCGACTCCTTTGATTCGGCAAGAGCTTTCTGCACTGCTTCGTTCACACGCTTCTTCACATACCCGGGTTCTCTGGTACCCTGAGTTCCCTTCTGGGTCTGATCATCAGCGGTTTCGTCAGCCTTCTCTTCTCCTTCAGAATCAGAAGTGAAAGACTCAGGGCTGACTTCGTTGGACTCGTCCTCTTCCTCGATATTGCTCAGGAAGTCTTCATCCAGGCCTTCATCGAGGTTCTCTTCATTGACCATGGTCTCGTTGGGGTCCATATGAGGTCTCCTTTCATCCGTCCGTGAAATCGCAGACCGGAAGTAAATATGCAAAGCCTCCGTGAAAACGCGGAGGCCTCGTCACTTTTATGCAGGCAATGCTGCCCCTGTGGGAACACCGAGCATATTCGCATTCCCGGATACAATGGGATTCTCCGTGTCTATGCCTTCGGGCTGCGGCATTCCTTCCGGACCGGCCGGTACGTCGGTGCCCGTCCTGGCACTCGCCTCGGCAATGGAATTGCTCATGGCGTCGTTCGCCTGTCTCAGATTCTCGGCCTGCGCCTGTGCCTCTTCCAGCTGCTGAGCCATCTGCTCAACCTGCTGCTGCAAGGCAAGCATCTGCTCCTGGAAATGCTCGTTCTTCTGAATAACCGGCAGGATCTTGTCCTTCCCGTCCAGGTTCAGGATCTGGAACAGCGCGGACAACGGGAAGTTCTGCTGGGCCTGCGCAGCCATCGTGTACGCCTCCATGAACATCTGATTCTGGTTGGCGATTCTCTGAGGGTCTTTGCTCGACACTTCGATCTGAACCATGTACGGGGGAGGGTTGACCGCGCCCTCAGTCTTCGCTCCAAAGATTTTCTTGGTGTCGATCTTGGTGCCAGCTTTCCGGCCAGTGATCATCACCACTCTTTCTTTTTCGTAGAACTGAGCCATCAACCAGATGATCTGCTCGACGATTTGTTTAAATCCGTACTTCAACTGCTCGGTCCGCATGGAGGAAATTTTTCCACCGGCCTGGATCAGGGAGTTGATGGCCTTACCGGAAACAATACCCCCGGTCGTCTCGCCTCTGGTAAACTGGTTCGCGCCGGAGTCCTGCTTCAGGTCCGTCTGCATCTGCAGCATGGCCTGGTTGATCATGTTGTTGAACGGAGTGCTCTGCAGCCACTGCAGGTTCTCGGGAGTGATATTGTCACCCTCGATGATGTCGTTGTCCATGTCGGCAAGCTCTTCTTTGTTGATACCGGAGCCCTTCCGGATCAGCAGCCTGCCCTTTGCGGACATCCGCAGGTTCATGTCGATGTAGGAGGCGTACCGGTTGATGTACCGCATCATTGGAGCAAGTTCCCGGACCAGGCCTACGCCTGCAAGGCTGCCCTCCAGGTGATCATGGGCGTCAATGACGAACGGGAACATTCCGTGATCGTAAACATCAAGGTCTTTGTCCAGCAGCGCATGGCCTGCGACGTAGGCAACGTTGATCTTGTACCTCCTGGTCTTCGCATCGAAGGTCCTCCACCAGTACTCGATCAGCATTGCCCGGTCATCATCATCGGCGTGATCCGCGTCCGACTGACCTTCAGTCATGCCGACGTTGTTATAGGCGTGCTCGTCTGCCACCACATACTTACCGGCCTCGGGCCAGTGTTCCTTGTAGAACGACAGCGGATGGTAACTCACTTTCATTACGGCCCGACAGTCCTGGATATTTTCCGCGGTCGGGTCCCACAGGAAGGCTTCAATCGGCCAACGGATGATTGCGATCTCACCCTTGCCGTAGTTCATGTCCGGGTCCCAGGCGATCTGAGTCACCGCGGTGCCCGGACCATAGAAGTCCTCGCACCGTCTGTGGTTGAGCTGCTCGAAGTTGTTCGCGCAGTAGACCACATAATGGACCATGTCCTGCAGATCGTCCGCGGCTTCCTGGAGATCGGCCGTCTCCGGCAGCAGCTTCGCTTCCGGCATGGAAAGCATCTGGTCCGCGACGACGTTGTTCAGGGTTGACTTCAGCGTTTGCAGCTGCAGGATCTTCTTCCCTGCCTTGACCCGGGACTTCGGATCATCCTGTTCGGGATCGTCCATGAGCATGATCTGTCTGCAGATTTTCGCATCCTCATGGACCTTCTGATTTTTATCCCGGAAGATTTCCAGTCTGGAGTAAATCTCTTCAACGAGAGCCTTGTCCTCATCGCTCAGCTGCTGATCGTCAAAGACGATGTCGAACTGTTCTTCTTCCGGTTCCTGAATTTTCTTCGGCATAACATCACCTCAAAATATGAGAAGCGCGGCAAACTGAAAAGCGTGAAAGAGCAAGAGCTTACTCCTTTCAATTATTTTTTTGCACAAAACAAGGGGTTCGCCGCGCTTACTCGTCAAAGGGAGAGAACGGTTTGTATGTCGCCTCCGACCTTCTCACCGGCGACACTGGGTGATCCATGAGGAAATACCTCATGGCGTCGTAGTCGTGATCTTCCGCGTCGCTGTCAACGTCCTCTGGTTTCTTCTGTGAATACGGCAGTGTCGGTACGGTCCGTATCCAGTTCTTGCAGGTGCTGAAGATGTACATCATCGGCTTGCCGTTTTCATCAAACCGCAGCCGTTCATGGACCTGCATTTTCCCCGGGAGGCGGGCATGATCGCCCTTATTAAAAACAACACCCTGCCGTCTGCCCATGTAGCCGGGAGCCATCTGGTCTGCGACGCTGTCACCGCGTGACTTGTCGAAGATCGCAGGGTCTGCTACACGGAGGACGTGGATGTTGTTTTCCCGTTCTTCTTGTTCTCTTTCAAGAATGCCGTCAGCAATCTGAATCGGCGTGAGCTCGAGGCCTACGTTGGCCTGGTTCGGTTTAACCCCTGGCCATTCACGGTAAAGGTAGGCCCGTCCCTCAAAGTCCATGGCCCACCACTGACAGGCAAAGGGTTTACTGTATCCGTGGTCAAAGCTGAAGAACCGCGGCCAGTCCAGTGGGATCGGGAACGGATCAATGACGTGGGTCCATACCCGGCCGTTCTCGGGCTTTATCACGATCTCCTTGAAGCACTGGCCCTCAAAAGCGTTCCAGTCCCCATTGAGAAGGGCATTTCTCAGGGCCTCCGGCTTCTGCTCCAGCTCAAAAATATAGTCGTCAGTAATGTACGGATTTTCCATGGCGAGCGATGGAATGTACTGGGTTCTGATCTTCTTTGATCTGTGAAGAGACTCAGACCAGATTTCCTGCTCCCGGATCTCCATATAGGGACCGGCGTCAACAAACATCTTTTTGACCCAGCCATGACCGATGTTTCCAGGGTTGCTGGCCGACTTCACAATCGGCACACAGCCCAGGACCTTCGCGGCACGAAGACGGGTCTTGATGAAGTCGTAGACAATCTGCTCAAAGGTAGTCAGCTCATCAAAGTAAAGGTGCTGCACTTCAAGGCCCGAGTACTTAAACCGGTCCGCAGCATTCTCACAGTGACGAAACAAAATCTTGCTGCCGTTTACCAGCCGGTATTCATGGCGGCCTGCGTTGTATACAGCAAGCCCTTCCGGATAGGATGCCTGCGCTTCCTTGATGTCAGTATCCTCAAGCTCCTGGTATGTCCTTCGGAAAATAACTGCCGTTGAACCAGGCCACTTCAGACACCGGAACAAAGCATCCATGATCAGAGCCTTTGTCTTGCCGCCGCCGGCAGCACCGCCATACAAAATCTCATTCGCCTTGCTGGCATGAAAGATAGCCTGCTTCGGCGTTGGCTGGTAATTAATCGTGATACTCGGCACCAGCCGTCACCTCGTTCCCTGATGCAAAAAATTGACTGCCAGGGAAATGGATTCCCATGCGGTCAGGTTATATCGCTACGGGGAAGCGGAGCGTGGAGTCCCAGTCACGTTTCGATCCCCCCCGGTTCTGATCCAGGTACCCCTACCCCCGGGTCGGACCTGGCTGGCCGCTCCATATTTTCCGGCGGTTGCTGACCGTGCTGATCGTGCTGATAGGCCTGCATAAATAAATGAATAACCGTGAATAATCTGAATGAAATCCCCGTGAAAATAGATGGCAAGTAAAATCTGGTATAGTATCCATACCATAACTGTCTAAAACAGTATGATTACTGTACTTCAACTATTCGCTAAACCATGCTTTTACGAATAGTTATGTGATATCAGTGGATAGTCCATACCAGATCAGACATCATCATCAGGACTTCCGATGTCAGGCATCCCTTGAATATTGACTGTCACAGTGTTCTCATCATTGCCGTAGATTTTCTTTCCGGCAAAACTGATCGCATCATTGGCAGCTTTGTTCAGGAGCCAAGGTTGTCCAGCGTTTTTCATCTGTTGGCGAATAACCTTCAGGCCTTCAGACATCATTGGGAAACATTGCCGTCTGACTTCATCTTTCCATATCTCTTCATACTTTGGATGCTTTCTCCAGCGTGATAGCTTGCATTCACAAGCATGATATTCAGGATCGTCAGGGACCTTGTTCCACAGGCTTTTGATGATATCAGGCGTTGGAGTGCCATTGGCTTCCATCCTGACGAACTTTTCCTGATCGGTTGTCAGTGAGTCTTTATGTGCCACTCTTGCCACGTTTTTATCACCTCACAATGCCCCCGGTAGGGTTTCTCTCTCGTTCGCTTTTATGCGTGTTTTGTCTGTTGTGGATTTGTTGCCGGATTATTGAATCAATAAAAAAAGACCGGATCAGCCATAATGGACTGTATCCGGTATCATTTAATGATCGTGTCGGTCATGCGGTTATGGTTGTCGATTGACCTGGGATTTGATGTGAAATTAAAAGTGAGATTGGCATCTGATTTTTCATGCAGTGTTCATGTCTCATTGCCTGCTTTCTGTCAATCTGACTGTGATGGCCATGACGGTTTCATGGCATAAAAAAAGACCGCTTTTGGAAGCGGTTGGAATCGGTTGGATGTCTTTGGATTGATGTGGTATATATTGATATATATATATCACTATAACACAATATATTGTCAAGTGCTTGCATTGTCAATACCTGTTTTTCATGTTTCTGTCTGATATGGCCTATATTTTGCCGTTTTATAAATTTTTTTATGTGCTGGAAGTGTAGTGTTTTCAAGCCTTCCAGCGTTTTCGTTGTGGATCTCAAAAAAATTTTTTCAAAAAAGGTGTTGACATGGGTGTTACCCATCGTTTATGATATAGCCATCAGATGGGTGGCACCCACAAAAGCCAGAGAGGAGAACAACGATGATTACCATGAACGATGTACGCTCCAAGGAGTTTCAGATGAAGGCCCTGACAAACCTGGTTGACCACGCCATAAGAGAGATGAGAGCCGCTTCCGAAACTCTGAAGGCAGAACGGGCGAAGGAAAGAAGCATCATGCTGGAGTGGGCAGAAGCGCAGTGCCAGCAAGCCACCAGTTATGCAGACGGCGTTTTCGCAGCAGTAAGTGCAGCCGGATACGGAATCTGCACCGACAGTAACGGAAACACCCACCTTGAGGTGATCTGATCCACCAGACCAGCACCAGCTGGTCGGTATCAGGGCCTGGACAACAGACCTTGATACCGGCAGAGCCGGAGAAAAAGAGAGGAGACGGGTCCATGAATCACCAGAACGTGAAATTCCAGCCTGGAGAACACTACGCCAGGAATAATTGGGACAAGTTCATTGAGATCCTCGGCGTGGTAGCTGGAAAAGCCATTGTCAAAGGATGGAAAATCTCTTATGAGACAGTCCGCACCGATGAAAACGGCAATGAGTACATCAAGATTGATGAACTGATTTATCCGGCATACTGCCGGCTTGGATGCAAGGAGAATGAAACATGATCACCTACATCGGAACCACCAGCCGCACCGTTTCCGGCAAGCCGATTCACACAATTTCCCTGACCGGAATCGGAGCCGCCCTGATTGAGAAGGCGAACAACGCTAGCTTCTACGGCATCAAAAAGTCCTTCGGAGACTGCTCCGATACCGCTCCTGGAATGGAAGCCGCCTGCGAAGCAATCAATGAATACCTCAACCGCGAAAAAATCGACTGCTACGGCTTCGATATCCTGAAGGCCCGGACAATCGACACCAGCGGAACCCCGGTCCCCTACAAGGCCGAAATCGACTTTATCCTGGACACCTGATCCTGGCAGACGGGGCCTGCACCGCAGACCTCGTAGCCAGCACCAGAGCTGGAGAAAGAGAGGATATCAATTATGTGGATTACTGAAGTAACTAACTGGGGAGACAAGCGGCAGTATCAGGTTGTCGATAAAATCCCTGACGGCTATGATGTGTGGAACATCGCCGGTATCAACGGAAACCCTGAATACCTTCCCCTTTGCGTCTGCTATGAAGGAACCTACACCGTCATGATCGACCGCCTGCTGGCAATCAAAATCCCGGAAGCCGATCAGAAAATCATGTACGCCAGCTCCATGTGGGGAGCCGGAAACCTGATCAAGGCGCGGCGGCTTCTGAAGCGCAAGAACCTCAACCAGCGCACAAGGGAACGGATCGAGAAGGCTCTTCCGCTTTTTGAAAAATATACGAACTTGACCGTGCATCCTGTTTGAAATACAATACCGGCAGAGAGGAGTGACGCCCATATGACAACAGAAGCCGCAAAAGCCGCCAAGGCGCGGTACGATGAAAAAACCGCCGTCTACATCAGCCTGAAGCTGAACCGGAACACCGATCAGGACATCATCCAGCTGCTGGAGCAGGCAGAAAACAAGCAGGCGCTGATAAAACAGGCATTGAGAGCTTACATGAAAAAAGCCGGGGATTGATTCCCCGGTTCTTTTTTATTCTTCCAAGCACCATATGACATAAAGTATTACCGCAACCACAATAATCAGCAAAACAACTGAAGCAATAATGTCGCTGGTCACGGATCATCCTTCTTCCCAAGGTTGTCGATTGCTTTGCCGATTACGTGCCTAAATTCAGCAATTGGAATGCCGCCGACAGACTCACGTCCCTGGGTAAGTGTTAAAAATCTTTCAAGGTTTTCCTTCGTCCATTTTACCTCTGCATCACTAAAATCCTTTGATTCCTTCACCAGTCCAACCGTTTCAAGTGGACACCATTTCGGCTTTGGATATTCAATACTCTTGTGAACAATCACACAACGCCGCATATACCAGTCATCCTGGATACCATCCTTGAATTTCAGCTGAAAAGGACATTCGTGGCATTCCTTTGGCATATCGATGTTCAGCACAATCATCAAATTCTCTCCTCTCCTCTTCCCGGATTGTCTGTCACAGCAGAGCATTAATCCGGGGAATAGTGTCCTTTAATGTGTTTCACTCATTTAGTTTTTTCATAAGCGTTAGCATATCAACACGCTTTTTGTAATATCTGATTTGCCTTTTGAAATAACGGATGTTCGCTTTGATATTCTTTTCCTGCAATTCCTTCAAACCTTCGTACCATCCATCAAATTCATACTGTTCCTTTAATTGTCTCTCGCATAAAGCAAGCCTTGCTTTTGCTCTTTTTAATTGATTTGGCGAACAGCAACCGCATCCAACACATATCTCTCCATAACTGTCATAGAAATTCCAACATTTTTCCTTTACTTGATAACAAATGTGGGTCAATCCTGTTCACCTGCCTTAAAAAATCCCATGTTTTACAAGCAGTTCTGTTAACCGCTTAATCTCTGCCTGTTGCTCTTTCAGCAGTTCAAGGGCATCATAGGCAAGCTCCGCCGTGCATTGGTTAATTTCTCCAATTTCATATTGTTCGGAATCGTATGGGCATTTATCGCAGTTCATTCCTACAATATGTTCGCAACAACACTCAAGCCCTCGGATTACTTTCTCAAAATCAGCCAATTTCTCACCGTCCTTCTAATTCTTGCAAATCATTTTCAGTGCCTAAATCGTCACACAGTTTTGCGTACCTCTTGAGCCATCTTTTCCTTGCCCTTTTCCATCGTGCTTTTTTATGCTGTTTCCGTCCAAAGTTGATTTGGTATCCGAATTGATTGTCCGTCAATCTTGTTCACCGCCCTTTGCCAATTCAGAAATCCTCTTCAATTTTTCTTCATACTCTTTTTTGCAATCATTCCATCCTTGGTCATAAGCGTATTCATATCTCTTTCTGTCCTGTGTAAGTGCTTGTGTAAGCTGTTCTGCATTAACCTTGAACCCCATACTCCACACGGCTTTTACAATGCCGTCCTGTGTAGTTTGTATTGCAAGGTCATGTATGTTTCTCATTTGTATTTCTATTGGTGATTCATACATTTTTATCAAACTCCTTTAATGTGTCCTTTAATTGTCATCAAACAGTTTTTCAACCGCACGAATCGAATCAAGCATCCCGTTAAAATATTCATCGTTCAGTTCTTCTAATTGTTTGAATTTTTCAAGGTCTGTATAACTTTGTTTTCCGATGATTGCCAACAGCACTTCTTCTTTGCTTTTCTTTTGTTGTTGCTCTTTCAGCAGGGCAAGGGCATCAGCATGAAGCAGAAAAATACACTTTGAAAAGTTGATGTCATATTGGCATCCATCGCATGAACCACCTTCTTTACAATTCTCCAACCCTTTGATAACCTTCTCAAATTTAGTCATCCTGCTCACCGTCCTCTATCTCCCATTCGATGTGTTCATCAAGGCAGGTTTTGCATGATTTATAACAGCCACAAAAATCAATCCGGTTTATGTTAAAAACACACAGCGAACTGTTTACTACAATCAGAATAAGTCTGTCCTTTTCTTCCTGCGTACACGTTATTTTCATTCCTGTTCACCTTCCTTAAAAAATCCCGTGTTTTACAAGCAATTCTGTTAGCCGTTCAATCTCTACCTGTTGATCTTTTATGGTTTCAATGGCTTTTTCGCAGATATGTATTCGTGTTTTTCGGTTATCTTCATGTGTCATGAAACCTTCTTTCCACATATTCCTGTCACGGAATGTTTTAAGAAGTTGGATTGTCATTCCAACGTCCTTCAATTTCCTCACCCCCACGGATCAGAAACTGCCCTGTGACAATGGTCATAAATGAAAGACCATGCTCCACACGGAATCAGATGCATCCTGTGGAGTTTCCTGCAAACCTTATACAGAACTGCTCTCATTTTTTTCTCCCTTCATGTCCTTTATTTCGTCATATTGTTTTGATTCTAATAATGGGTGTTTACGTAATAATTCCCGGATCACATAATCCTGCTTCTATTGCGTTCATTATTGCCTTTTGCACCGTGTCCATTTTTGCACTCGGAAATCTTTTCAGAAAATCATCATCTGCTATTTCTTCAAGTATCCTTTGGTATTTCATAATTTTGTCCATTTCCTCTCCGGTAAATTCAATCATAATTTTTTCATCCATTCTGCTCACCTTCCTTAAGCATTGATTTTTCTATGCTTTTCCACATTCGCTTATACTTTCTTTTCCATCTTGCTTTTCTGTGACATTTCCTTGACTTAAACCAACGGACAAGGAATAAGTTCACTATTTCATAGGCATCACGCCAAATAGTGTCTTTCATTCCAGCTTCACCAATCTTTCCCAATCAGATAACCTAATGCTAATCCGAAAAAGAAACAGACAAGCATCAGAATAGCCACAAAAAATTGTGTTTGTGTCATTCCTGCTCACCTTCCTTTCTTCTTTTTCGTCTGTTAATCGCTGATATAGTTGATTCTCAACGGTGCAACCTCTTCACCGCACCACGGGCAGAACTTATAAAGACACCGCTTCGTTAATCCGTTCCGTACACTCTTTGACTTGCTCCCGTGCAGGTAATAGACTTTTTCTCGGCAATGCGGACACAGGAACATTGTGCCTGACGGATGGTTGTCCTTTGGTATCCATTCGTTCAATCCTTTTCACCGTCCTTTGGTTGCCTAAACTGTTTAGCAATTTCATGCACTTCATCACTCATGAATTCTTTTGCAAATTCTTTTGCGTCTTCTTCATCAAATTGCATTTTTAATTGACTCAGCAGTTCATTTCTTAATGATTCATTTTCATTGGCTAACGCCCGTAAACACGGAATATGTATGTCAATAACTCTGTCTTTTCGCTCAACCTTCTTTTCTAATTTTTTTATTCTCTTTTTGTAATAAATGATCATCGCAGCAACACATCTTTTCAAAATCCATGACGGCACGAATGTAGCGTTATCATCAAAACCATTGTTAATCCTGTCTTTATCGTATGAATATTCATCTATGAAGCCTTGAGGATCATTGATAAATCTCTCATTTCTTCTTTCGTTTAGTTCTTCTGTTGTCACGTTTTTATCAACTCCTTTATTTCGTCAAATTACTGTCAAACATCGCTTCCGATGCCTTCGTCCTGAAGTACCTGTTCCATCTCCAGCAAGGCCCAGCCATGCGCTCTGTAGACACTGTTTCTGTCCTTATACCGCAGCTCATCGCCTACGGACCTAAGACTCATCCCTGCGAGATAATGCAGCGACAGGAGCATCCGGTATCTTTCCTGTGGGATCCTGTCGATCAGTTTCTGTGCTTCATCGAGAATCGCCTTATACGCCCCTAAATTTGCGTTCCAGTCCTCAAGGCCGTCAATTATGCCAACTGCACCTGACTCGACCCTGGATGACCCCATAGAATGCGAAACAGGGGCATCTGTGATGTGCGGCGTTATCGAAGTCGCAAAATCATGGAAGTGATCAATCTTCGCTTTCAGCGTCCGCAGCTTCTTTTCCGTCCTCGCTATCTCTTCCAGATACCGCTTCGCTCTTGTCGCCGCCATCAGCCGTCACTCCTTCCTGCACTTTCCATGTCAGCATCCACTCGCCGCATCCCTTGCCATGCTCTTCCTTCTGGCACGTTTCGTTGTCATCGCACCACTCGCACGGATTCTTTCCGGCGATCATGCCGTCAATGACATCGTTATAGGCTTTGATGTCCGCACTGCACCGCCGGTTGAAATCCAGCAACTGCTCGATCTCCGCATCCTTGGCTTTAATCTCGGCCTTCAGCCGTTCCGTTTCCCTTTGCATCCTGTGAAAAGTCAGTTTCTTCATGACGCTTTCGCTCCTTTCAGTGGGCAATTGTCCGGCCTGCCCTGGCCCCGGCGAAGCACGATCTTCATGCCGCCCTTTTCGCATTTGTTTTCTGCACTGTTGCAATGTTCGCAGTTTTTGCAGTACTGCACTTCACTTCTCTTGATCCATGTCTCTCCGGCTTCTTCTGCCTTCCGCAGGCAGTGCCAGGAACAGAATGCCTGTACCCTGTCGCCGTTTGTCCGTTTGTACGCCCAGCAGTCACGATAGATGAATACCCTGCCGCACAGAGCGCACTTCTTTTCCTTCAGTTGCTTTGATGGTCTGGACATCAAACATCCCCCGTTCTTTTGAATTCAGCCATGTCCCTTGCCAGCTGGGCCATCAGATCGTCATCCACGCTGGAGTAGTCACGCTGCTCAAAGTTGTTCGCCGGCATCACCCTGATCGGAGCCGGGGCCTGTCTCGGAACATCGGCTTTCGGTTTGACTTCGTCTTCCCAGCGTTTGCCGTTCAGCCACGTTGCCGGATGAGGAATATATCTGCCGCCGTCACGGCTCCACTCATCGCTGGCCTTCCAGCGTGACAACCCTGTCATGATTTTTTCCAGCAGTTCAGGATCAACCTTCAGCTTTTTCCACGCCTTCAGAGCATTCTGCTTGGCAACCCTGTTCGGATACTCTTTCCAGAAGGAATCGAAGGCCAACGCCTGATCGGTGTCGATAGACTCCGTAGGAGTCTTATTTTGTTTCCTTGTTACTTTGTTATTATTGTTATCATTGTTATATTGTTGACATTTGCTTGTCATCTCGCCTGTCATTTGCTTGTCATCTGCCTGCCGTTTGCCTGCCGTTTCGCCTGTCATTTGCCTGTCATTTTGCTTGTCATCATTCTGATACTCATCGTACTTAACTATAGTAATTACGCGGTATCTGTTGAATGATTGGCTTGTCACTTCGCCTGTCATTTCCAGATGCTCCAGACTGACGCGAATCTGACGCACTGTTAACCCAAGTTGAACCGACAACCCTGTCAAACTCGTGACGAGCTGCCCACGCCGGATTGTCCTTCCTTCAAACTTTCCGTCCGTGAAGTTGGCAGTCAGAAGCAGATGGAGAAACAGATCTTTTGTGTTTGAGTTTCTGTACCACTCCCAGTCAAGAATCTGCCTGTGAAGGGTTATAAACCCACCGGCCTTGTTCAT